CGAGTTCGAGCCCCGCGAAGGCCGCGGCGGCCCTGGCACCGCCGACGTCAAGTTCGCCATCGCCTGCCCGGTCTACAACTACGAGTCCGGCAAAGTCCAAGTCCTGCAGATCACCCAGAAATCCATCCTCAAGGAAATCGACCAGATCTCCCAAATGGAGGACTACGAGAACCTGCTGGAGTGGGACTTCACGATCAGCAAAAAGGGCAGCGGCCTGCTCACCGAGTACACCGTCCGCCCAGTCCCCCGCAAGAAGGGCAGCCAAGAGCACGTCGATGCCGCCTGGCTCGAAGCCAAGGCTGAAGGCTTCGACATCAGCCGCCTGCTGACTGGAGGCAACCCCTTCAAGGCAGCCTGACATGCTGGAAGATCAGCTGTGTTACACCTGCCGCTGGGGCTGGCGTTTTGCTGAACACGAAGATAGGGCTCCTGAATCTTTGTGTGGTGAGTGTCATCGTTATGCACCTAAACCGATGCAGGAAGACGACGCTTACTTGTACAAGGCCGTATGGCCCATCGTTAACGGCAAAGATGGTTGCGGCGACTGGACTAGCCGCTTCACATAGCCATTCGTAACTGTTACAAATACCGCCCCCTCTAGCCCAGGGGGCTTTTTACTGGTATTATCAAATTGGGAAAAAATAACTTCATGGCCTCCAACACCCAAGACACGCTGGCAGGACTGCGTAAGTGGCGGTTGGAGCAAGATAACTCAGGCCCCTTCCGGGTCTACAGGGACATCAAGGGTAATGTATACCATAGTGTTACACACATCCTGAAGGAAACGAGCGACAAGACCGGGCTGGAGCGTTGGGAAGCCCGCCTGGGACCAGTCGAGGCAAGCTGCCAGCGCAATGTTGCCGCCACCCGAGGCAACATGGCCCACAGTCAGGCTGAATATTTGCTTAAGACTTCGATGCAGCTGGCACGCTCCACTGCAAACAAGCGCAACGCCATCCGCTGGGACGAGCGTGGATTGGCTCGGATTCCCTCGCCAATCACGCAGTGGGCATTGAAGAGGGTCCGCCCCAACGTTCCCCGCGTTGGCTGGAGCGCCTCCGGCTACGCCCGCAGTCTTTCCGACTGGATCGCCGAGAACGTCACCGAAATTTTCGCCAGTGAATTTTCCATTCACCACCCCGGAGGCTTTGCTGGAACCTGCGACGCCCTGATCGGCATGAAGAATAACGAGCTGGTACTAGCGGACTGGAAGACCAGCGTGGGCCGCAAGACCAAGAAGGACGACGACGGCCTGGAGCGCCTCCCGCCCGGCCATTCATACATCGACCAGTGCGGCGCCTATTCACTGGGACTGAAGCATCTCACCGGCCTCCAACCCACTGGAGCAGCCATCGTCCTAGCCCGCCGCTGTGGCAATCCAAACATTCACTACATGACCCAGGCCGAGCTGGAGCAAGCAGAAAAGTCATTCATGACCCGGGTGGAGCAATACTTTGCAGCTCTCCAAAATCCCATTCAAGTCTCGGCTTGAAAACGCATTCATGGCTGCCTGAAAAGCCATTCATGACTGGTTCTAAAAACCCATTCATGGTGTCTTATCGCGTGTCCAATGAGTCTCACTGCTGAGACGGTGCTGCTGGCGCCATTGGCTGGGATCCTGCTGGGGCTGGTGTGGGGCTTGCTGCTGGGGCGTCTCAAGGCGATTCTCGTGAGTCTCACGGCAAGACGGTGAGAGGCCCCACCCGATAGGGCAGGGCTGGGGCGTGCTCACCCCTGCGGGGCTCGCACCTTGCGGGGCTTGCTGATACCGGCATCGGATCGAACCTTGCGGGCTGCCCCCTTGCTGGAGCGGGTCCGGTTGGCTGGGGCCTTGGCTGGCTGATCGGTGCGCGGAAAAATACCCGTAGCCTGTGGAAAAAGATCTGGGGGAATGTCAGCGCCGCCGTTGCAACGCTGGCAGGCCCGCCAGTAAGGCACCAGTTCCCTCCATAGCTGGAGCGGGCCTTCCTTGCCGTGGGCAGCCTGCAGGGCCAGGAGATCGGCCCAGTCCGAAGCGGCCAGGTTGGAGCGTTCAACCGCCCACCGCAGATCCCGGAGCTGGCGTTTCTCTAGGCGCAGCTGTTCGCGCTCCAGCTCTCGGGCATCTAGGGCCAGCTGTTTACGCTCCCGGGCGGTGTTCCATTCGCCGCCGCTCATAGTTCCCTCGGTTGGGGTGTGCTGTCAAACAGTAGCACCGGGCCGGCCGGTTGCAACCGGGCCGCTGATGGTATACAGTATGGGAGCACTACGGCACACCCTGCCATGCCAACCGCCTCTCCCGCTCTCCTGGAGCGCATAGACCGTCTCGCTATCTGCTCGGGCCATTGGGTCTTAATCCGCGACGGCCAGCCCGAAACAGACTGCAGCCACCAGTGGCATCACAGCCCGGACGCTCACCTGGAAACCTGCTTAGCTGAACGCTGGCGCGGTGTTTCCCTAGGTTTCGTACCGTCCTACTGCGGGTTCAGCGACTACAGCCACACCGGGCTGGTAGGACTGTCGAATTTCCGCGTGCTCACGGATCCCGCCAGCACACCAGACCCCCACGGCGGCGTCCTAGAGGTGGGCTACGGCTGGAACGGCCGCGGCGTCGTGCTGGACGTGCTGCGGGTTCCGGCCGACGTGATCGAGACCGTGGAAGCCCTGGAGCACTATCCGCTGATCAGCGACGACGACCACAGCCAGCTGGAGTGGGACGGAATCAGCGCAGACTGGGGCGGTGAGAGCATCGCCGACCGCGTGCGGATGCTGCAGGATCTGGGGCTCTGCGTCTTTGCGGCCCGTGATGATTCCGCACCCTGGCGCGACGGTTTCGACCGGCTGCGGGAGATAATCCTGGAGAACCTTAACGAGTACCCCACCGCCCTGGCTTAGCGGCCAATCCGTGATACAGTTAAACACGTAAGCCCACCCGAGGCCCCCCATCATGACCATCACCCGCAAGCAGTACCTGGCGCACTCCGCCGACTTGTTCCACGCTTACTTTCTACAGTTCGCCGGCAACGGCTACCGCTCCGCTTTAGCCGGCATGTTCGGGCCCGAGGAACTGCTAACCAGTCAGGATCCGAACTTTAACGACATAGACCTAGCCCGCTGGGATGATGCAGCTCGCAAGCTGTACAGCCGGATTGACCATCAGCGCGTGATGGCAGCCGGTGAGATCTACAGCCTTAGCACTGGGGTTTGTACCGCCAAAGCTATGGCGCGGGAGCTGGTCAGCTGGCACCGCTGACCCACGGCACCCCCACCGATCAACGGCCCGGCCACTGTGCCGGGCTTTTTGCTGCGCGGCCTGCGGCCGCTTGCAAGGTACAGCCTAAGATTGAAGCAAACAGCCTGGAGATCTTAACAATGGCCGAACAGCCGGAAGCTAACACCGAAGCGCCGGAAGTTACGGCGGAAGATCTAACCGCGAACGGTTACCCCCGTGATAGCGCCGAAAGGATGCGGCGAATCTATGGGAAGCGCAACCCGGACGCAGTGATAGAGCAACGCCAACAGCGGCTATATAAACGGCAACTAGACGGGCTCACCACACGGCAACTGGTGCTAGAGCACGCAGAAAGAGAGGGCATCGCTGTAAGTACAGCCTGGAAAGACTGGGACGCTGTGCAACAGTGGGTAGCGCAGGATTTCGAGCGGGAGAGGCCGCGGTTAGTCTCTCGAATCGCTCAGATGAGGGAACGGCTGTTCTCTGCTGCCGTGCGGAAGGGTCAGCTGCAGACTGCTGCGATGTTGCTAAAAGACATGGGCGCCGTGGTCGGTGAGGTCGCACCGGAAGCCCAGGCCGCCGCGGCCCCGGTGCTTCGGGTGGAGATCGACGATAAGCGCAACGCGTGAGACCCACGAGACTCACCGCCTGGGGCTAGCAATCCGGCCGATCCTGTGCAACAATAGGGCCAAGCTCACCACGCTTCCCCCATGACTTCCCGCACCCTTACCCTGGCCGCCGTGCTGCTGACCGCTGCAGTGGTGGCGATGGGCTTCGACAACAGCCGCCAGCTGGCACGCTGTGAGGCCACCGGCCGCGGCCCAGCGGAGTGCCGGCTGCTGGTGCTCGGTCGCTGAGGATTAGTACAGCTGTACTCGCAAGAGATTTTCTAATTTTCTGCGAGTACAGCTGTATTACAATACAACCGTACCAGCGACCGGGGGGAGGGTTGCAGAAATAATACGTACGTACCGGGGGGCAGGGAACCTACTGATACATTCGCATTTCCTCCCTCTGTTACACACCCGGGGGAGGGGTCGAATTCCTGTAATACCCTAGAAGTTACCCGTCCCCGAAAAAATGGCCGAAACGGCTGGAACCCTCTCCCTCCGCTACGCCCAGGGACAAGTCTTCTCCAGCCGCAAACGCTTCAGAGTATTGGTAGCCGGCCGCCGCTTCGGCAAGAGCTATCTCTCCTGCATCGAACTCTTGCGTGGAGCAATCGAACGCCCCGGCGAAACTTTTTTCTACGCCGCCCCCACCTACCGAATGGCGAAAGACATTGCCTGGAAGGTACTGAAAAAGCTAGTCCCCAAAGCCTGGATCAAATCCAAAAACGAAACCGACCTCAAGATCGAACTCGTCAACGGCTCAACAATCGAACTGAAGGGCACTGAAAACGCCATGGCTCTCCGAGGCCGCAGTCTGGCTGGCGTGGTGCTCGACGAAGCCGCCTTCATGTCCGCCGAAGTCTGGTTCGAAGTCATCCGACCCGCCCTCGCCGACAAACAAGGCTGGGCACTCTTCATCTCCACCCCCGACGGCACCGCCAGCTGGTTCTACGAACTCTGGCAATACGCCGACTCCGGCGATTCCGACTGGAGCCGCTGGCAGTTCACCACCATCGAAGGCGACAACGTCCCCGCCGAGGAA